CAGCAATGCCACTCATTCCAGGCTGGAATATATACTGACCGGCAGTATCTTTCAGCTTACGGATTGCGCCGAGCGTAGTGCGATTGAATGCAAAAATAGCATTTCTGCCGTATTCGGTCTTAATCGCGTGTACCAGTGTGAGCAGAGTATCAGCAGTAACAACACCTGAACCGCCTGTCGTGCTTGCGCCGGTATTGGTGGTGAAGCCTTCCGGCTTGCCAATAGAGTTACCCGTTGTGAACGCCGCGCCTTCAGCCTTTGCAAACTGTTCGGCAAACTCGGTTGACATTTCGGCTTCCAGATTGAATACGCTATCTTCCAGCAGAGCTTCGGAAATATCGACAAGCGCATACAGTTCATGCGTCGGGATTTCTTCAAGCTGGGTAGTATATCCAGTCGTTTCAGACCGCGTACCAGTTTCAGCAACCCAAGAAGCGGCGAAAGTAGCCGTTCTCGAAGGCATCTGAATTGAACGCTGGCTGGTGGTACGAACACGGGCAACCTGACGAACCGGCGAGATTTCGGTAACGGTCTTAATCAGTTCCGCAACGTATTCCGGCGGGGCAAGGAATCCAGCCTGGGTGTCATCGCCTACAGTCAACGCTTTGACTTCATCGCGATCCAGGTTTTCTTTGCCTTTGCGCAGCCACTTAGAGAATACTTCCATCTTGCGATCAACCTGTTTACTGGTCAATCCCATAGCAGGACGCTTGATCATCGTTTCGATGTTATCAAGCTGTTCCTTGATGTTTTTCTCGTTCTGCTTGGACAGCGTGAGTTCCTGATTGATCTTTTCAAGCTGATCGAGGTCTTTTTCGATACGGCTCAGTTTTGCATCAACCAGCGAATCGCTGTTGCCTTTTTCCAGCCTACGTACTCGCTCGTCATTCGTTTTCTTAAATTCTTCGAAAGCGCGACAAGTAGCTTCAATGGCTGATTTTACATCTTGATAATCATGTTCCATTTTGTTGCTCCTAGTTTTTAATGATATTGATAAGTTTGTTGATTTCAGTGACTAATGTCGAATCCTTTGCATTTTCAGCGTCCCACTGTTTCAAGGATTTAATGATAGCCGTTGCTGTCATCTTGGATTGCGATCTTGAAAGTCCTGCTACATCACGCAGCAGTTCCTCCCATTCTCGCACCGTTCTGTTATTACCTTTCACCGATTGCACAGTTGCTCTTGTGTTCATCGGGAAAGTAACTGCGCTGATTTCCATTAAATCAACGTCTTTTAATAATCTTTTTCTACCGTTATCTTCGTATGAAAAACCTTTGTTTGAAACACGGAAGCCAATCGATAAGCCGGATAATGCGCCCATCTTCATAAGTTCGTAAACTTCGCGACCTCGCTGCGTGCCCATTGCCAGTCTGCCTTTTACTTTCAGACCTTTTTTGTCTTCTGTGATTTCATCATAGACACCTATCGGCTCATCGCTCTTATGTTGATAAAGCATTTTTACGCCTCGTGCGCCTTTCTGTGCAATGCTTTTTGCAAAGGCTCCTGGCATTACAATATCGTTGCCAAGATCGAGATTGCCGAAAACTGATCCGTACCCGGTAAATTGTCCTTTTTCCTGATCGCCGTCCATTGTTTTGATTTCAGCGTCAATAGACAAATATTCGGTATTTACGCTCTTTTGATCTTTTTCGCGGAATGAAGAAATGCAGATTGCATAACGCTGATCTGTATCGGAAAAATCAGAAACCATTGAAGGATCGCCCATGCAGCGACCTATAAAATCATCTTCAGATTCATCTGGGCTTGGTGCGGGTATTGGCATTTTTTATTCCACCGTTTCGTCGTCAAAAATAAATATCAACGCGCATCTGCAATTAATCACATTTGCTGGTCCTCCCGCTGGATCGCCAGGTCTTTCCATGCTGTAATTAATGCCTTTATAAAGCACATTAAATTTTTCGTCAATACCTACAGTGACGCCATTCATGTTTTTGTGCCATTCGCGTGTTCTGTCATCTAATGCCGCGATCCATTGCTTCTTTGCCTTTGCCGGTGCAATTTCCTTTGCCGCCTCGATGTTTCCATAATTCATTGCGCTGTGTGTTTCTGTTCTGGCAATGGTAAATGACCTTACTTTGTTTATTGCGCCGCCTGATTCTTCCCGTATATTTTTGGCTATATCGTTTATCGACAATCCATCTTGGATCGATGTATCTATTATTTTTCTAATATTAAGCCTTGTTGTTCTGCTTATTTCTTTTATATTTCGTGCGCCGATAGTATTAATATATCTTTTTACTAAATTAGATATTGTGTCGTCTTTTGTTCCTGCCTGATCTTTGGTGCGCTTATAAAATTCAGTAATTATATTCCTGTAGAATTTTAGTAATACTTGATTGATCTTTTCGTCTATGTGATCGCGCTCAGGATAACGCCCTGTATCGGCGTATTCTTTTGATATACTTTTATAGATATTAGAAAATGTTGATAATAAATCACTCGCTAGCCTTTTTTCGTAATTGCTGGCTTCGCGCTGCATAACCATATATTGCTTGCGCGGCGATATTTTCTTTCGCCTAGCCTTTGTTAGAATTTTATAATTCATCTTCTGAGTCAAATTCATCGGCTTTATCGTTTGCCCATTCCATTCCAGCATCGCCGCCCCATAATGCCCAAGCAATACGCCCTGCTGACGGATAACCATCTTCGCCTTGATTGAATCCTTCGGCTTCCTTGTCAACTTCATGCCTTGCAAAATAAGACACCATACGGCGTATAGTATTCTCACTTAATGATTCTTTGTTTACAATCTGATTTGCCCTTGTTACACCAACCAATGTGCCGCCTCGGTTGTATTCCCTGCGCCAATCCAATCCGCGCTGCGCTTCTTTTGCCATTTCATCTGTCGGGACTGTGTTTACTTGTTTAGAACCATACGCCATTTTATCTGCATCTTCAGGCGCAAGGTCTGTGTTTGTATCAGTCATTCCAATCGGGAAAAGATTTGCGGGGACAAGTAACTGATCGCCGCCATCTACTTCTGATAATCCTAGACGCTCACGCGCCTCGTTCCGCGTCATGATTCCAGCCGCTACCGCTGCGTTTACGCTGTCGTAGACTATTTTTCTGCGCTCTGTGATCGCCGGTATATCGTCCACATCATATTCGACGTATATATCCTCGCCGTAGGCTATGCTGTACCATTCTGATAAATCAGATTCAATTCTGCGAAGTAATGGGATGATAGTTTCTTCATATAATGCAAGCCTTGCCTCTGCCATGTTTGCATAGGTTTGTGAGTCAGGTATTCCAACAAGCTGTCCTGGAACACCAAAACACAAGGCAATATCTCTCGCGCTTGCGTTTTTCAATTGCATGAAGTCCATATCTTTCGGCGACAATCCCATTTCCTTCCAGTCGAAGTCGCCTTCTAACAGCATTGCGCGTCCTGCGTTATTTTTACCAGTAAAGCGTAATTCAAGGTCGCTGATTAACTGCGATCTTTGCGCTTCGGTTAATTGTACAGATTGCCCTGATTCATCTTTTGGTCTAAATACAATCGCGCCTGAAGGTCGTGCGCCATTTTCGAGCAATGCAACATTATGCCGCGCTGACATATTATGCTGGTCAATATCGTTTGCTGCTGCGGCTATCGGCGATATGCCATAGTAATCATCAAGCGGGTTATACAGTTTATGATGCTTGATCTGCGAGTAACCATTCATGCTGTCAACTGGATAATGCTCTACTGTTTTACCTGATATTACATAATCGTAACCAGTGGGAATTGCTCTGCCGGATGATATGATCTTTATTCTGTCCGGTCTAAGATTGTAGATTTCCTTTGGCAATTCCTGATCACTTAACACTGACAATTCATAAGCATTTCCTGAAATTAAAAGATTAGTGTATAACTCCTGGAAATATTCAACTCCAGCTTGTAACGGGTTCGGCTTTTGCAAAAGATAATACAATGGATGTTCTTCTGTTTCTTCGCCATTAACATAAACGCATAACGGAACGGATGCTGCCGCTTGTGAGATTTCATTTATACATCGATATACAATGCTGTTCTGTGTGTATCCTTCCCTGGCAAATTCCTCGTAGCTACTTTTACGATTTACAGAATAGCCAATGTTGCTGTACATGATCACCGGTGCTTGCTTGGTATAGATTTTTTTGAATCTATCGAAAATGCCCATCAGTTTATTCTCCAGATTGCGTTCCCGCTGGATGTGTTTAGTTCCGTCAACGCCCATACTAAGGCATCGAGTCTGTCCGGCGATTCTTTTGTTTCACCAGTGTATGAAGTCATTTGTGTTTCTAATTGTGATAAAACTCCGACATGATACACTTTTTTCTGTTCATATAGCGCATGAATAGGCTCTGCCCTTAGCATCTTGCCCCTAGTTGCCGTTACTTTTTTGTATGATATATTTTTGTCAACGGTTCGCAATGTATGCTCTACCATGTCGCCGCCGTTGTTTGTTTCTGCAATAATCTTATCAGCTTTGTATTTATAATAGCATTCGATTGCTTTCCTTGCCCATCCATCCGCTGTATATTTTCCGCTTACATCATCTATCACATAATATCGGTTATTAAATCTGCCGGCGATAATTATCCCTGTTTCGTCGCTACTGCTGCTTGCTGTCATGGCTGGATCGATTGCTACAACAATACGATTCATGTCAGGCAAGTCTGATTTATTTATTCTGATATTTTCTAGCTGGTCATAAGTCCACAATGCGCCTTCGATATTTTCTACAATCTCAGCATACAGTTCCTGTCTGCCGAGCGTAGTGCCTTCGTATAAATTCCTAAATGATTCTAGCGCGCTTTCAGCCAGATTATCTGCATTTTCAAAGGTATTGCCTGTAACAATATAAGCATCATCACGGGCAACGAGCGTTTTAATAAGTTTTGTCGGCTTCGGAGTGGTGGTAATAACGCATTGCGGTCTGTTGCCCAGACGCAAACAAAACATTAATTGATCGAAGGATTCAGGATAACGCCATGCTGCCAACTCGTCGCACCATGCTCTGTGGAATTGTGATCCGCGTAACCTGTCAGGCTCTGTTGCTGTGAATCCGATTATTTTACTTCCGTTGTATAAATTAATCTGCGCTGCCGATGAATTGTAACCTTTCGTGATGCTGCCGCCTTTGTATAATTCAGGCGGTATTATTTTGGTGAGACCGGATACGCCCTCAAATATAACTCTTTTGAGATCGCCATAAGTCGGTGCTATAACTGCCGATACTGTGTCATTATTTTTTAATGCGTAATTTATTATGTCATGCGCCCCTGTCCTGGTCTTGCCCCATCCCCTTCCGGCAAGTATCAGCCATATATTCCAATCGCCTTTTTTCGGTAATTGCTTAGGTCGCGCTGTTTTAAGCCAATTAGTGTAAATCTCTATCGTCTTTTGATGCTCGACTGTTTGCAATCTCGTCAAGTTCTGCGAGAATTTCAGCGAACGCTGAGTTTTCATTGATGTTGATTGTGGTTCGGTTTTCATTCTCAACCTTATCAGCCCATCCTGCCCTATTCTTCAGATAAAATATCATAGCAACATTGTCGCCATTTTTTGCTTTTTCAAACAGAGCGTTTGTGATTATAGCAATTCCTTTTGCCCTACCTGTTTTTATAGATTCTAATAATTCTGGATAATCATCTTGTTTGTCATAAATAGTTGACATGCCTATGCCAAGAGCATCTGCTAATTGTTGCATGGTTAATCCTTGCGCTGCCAGACTTTCGGCTTTTTCGCACAATTCTTCCGTAATTGGAATTTCTGGTCTACCGCGCTTTGGCATGATTTTTTTGTACCTCTGAAATAAAAAAGGGCGGGTCATCCCGCCTAGCGGTCGCCGCCCATTATCATCGGTAAAAGGGAGACTAAAACCGTGACGTACTGATTATAGTCTATTTTTTTAATGTATAAATTATTTTTTACTTGTTTATTGTTTATAGCAATAACTCATTATTTTTAGGCGTTTGATAACTGAATAATTTTTGCTGCCCTTCAGATTGTTCTATCCATTTGTTTGCGTTTTTATAAAAATCCTTTTTAATCTCGAATCCGTATGCATTGCGGTTCATATTATTAGCGGCAATTAGTGTTGATCCGCTGCCAGCGCATGGGTCAATCACGACATCACCTTCATCTGTGAACGTCATGATCAGCTTTTCGAGCAATTTTACAGGCTTTTGCGTTGGGTGTATCTTTTCTGATTCTGTATCCTTGTCCCAATCCATCACGTTAAAGATCATTTTTCCGTTATTTCGGAATTTCGGCAGTTTGTCGCGGTATAAAAGTAACGCATATTCTGCGTTACCAACCACACGCATATTTGCCTTTAGCACCTGAGCCGAAAAGTTCTTGCGGAAAACAAGGTTTATATAGTTATTGATCCCGTATTCTTTTGCTTTCTGTATAATTTCGAATTGTTGCTCGAATTCACAAAAAACAATCATAGCCGGAGCCGCATTAGTTTCTTTTGGCTCTTTTTTAATCATCTTTGTGCAAAAGTGCAAGAACTCACTAATCTTAAAACTTTTGTCTGTGTCAAAAAATTCCTTGCCCGCCAATTCGCTTTCGCCGTTTTTGTTATCGCCGTCAACATACCATGACGGATTTGATCCATATGCGTAATTTCCGATGTTGTACGGTATATCAGCGATGACAAGTTGCGCCTTTGGTATGTTATACCGCTTATAATTCTGAAAATGATCGTTAAATAGTTTTATCATTAATTTCCCCTTTTATTCCTGTTTCTTATTTTTATCATACGGCAGTTTTTTTGTGATTGACCGCCTAGATTTAAGATATGACATGATCATCGCCACATATTCGTCGCGCTCATCTTCCGCAGGTTTCCAAAATATCTCTGGATTGGATTTCCTTATTTCTTCCATTTTATTGTTCAGTTTATTTTGCAGTTCATTCCTGTGTACTATTTTTCCATCGTTCACATCCCTAGAATGTTTTTCCGCTGCATCTGTACCTTTGGTCACGTAGTGCTCTGAGCAATAAAACTTTGTTCCAGGACCACCTCTAACAGTGTCGCTTACTGTCCCTAAAAGTTTACACCGCCCGAATTGGCGGGATTCATAAGAGCAATACTTATTATCGTATTCGATTTGCGCCTGGAATCCACACGATACGCATTTCCCGGCTTTTATGTACCCTCCGCAATCTGGGCAGGTACTCATCAACGGCACTCGTATTTGTGAGTGACGCCAGCCGCATCAATGTAATGCTCGCCGCATCCAGAAAACCATTGTAATAAAACATAGCCAAGAAAAATGTTGATTACGATTGCCAAAAATAATTCGCGCATTTTATTATCCCCTTTCATTTTGTCTAAGCTGCCAGCCGCGTACTGCGGCCTTCCAGTCTTTCATTGCATTTTTGCCGACCTTCCAGCCGACGGTCTCGTAGTGATTATAAAACGATGCTGCGTTGATTGTACCTTTTATTTCGACAAGATATTCCTTTATTTCCTGAATAGTTGGCTTTGAAAAAGTCTTATCTTTTTCTTTTCTTGTCTTATCTGATCTAATCTTATCTAGGACAACTTTTTCGGATTTTGTTCGTACAATGTCCGTACTTTGTCCGGACAATCTTAATCGACTGATTTTATTGATATAATCATCAGTCCGTTGTGCCAACTTGATGCAGGATATGACCCCATTGTCTGATTCAAAAAGACCGAGATTGACGAAGTGCGTCATAATTTCCTGAACCTTTTGCACCCCAAGTCCGGTGTTACGGGCAATCACGCGAGAATCATGCTCAAGTTCAAACGTAATTTTGTCTGGCGTTACGGTCTGGGCGATCAGCTCAAGGCAGTACCAGTATAAGCCATACCCTTCCATCCCGTATTCCAAAAGGACGCTCTGGAGTTTAGCATCCATGTTAGCGGCTGCGTCATGTTTGAACCACTTCATCGTGGCTCCTCCAATGATCTCAACCATTGCAGATAGGCTGGATCGTTTTTGAGCAGCAACTCCCATTCATGCTGCTCATGTTCCTGCACCTCTTGCCAGAATCTATCATCCTGGATTTGATCGTCCATCATGACCTCCCTGTTTCTTCGGCATATTTGCCGATCAAAAAGTCCTCAAGATCGGGACAATCAATAGGATTTTCGTCACTGTCAGATAGCTGCAATGTCGCCTGCAGCTCGTCGATTTCAACGCCGATCTTCTGGCGTGAAGGCGTCACATCGACGCCGTACAGCTTTACGGTCGCGCGGGTCACAATCTCGCCTGCATAGGTCAGGGCGAGATCGTCAATGGTGATTAAAATTTTATTCATTTTCATCTCCTTTTTTTGTATGTGGTTCAAACATTGTCGCTTCATGGCACATCCGCCAAGAATGCTACGGCTGATTCCCTGTCATAAAACCACTTATACTCTAAGTAAGAACAATTAACGAAGTCATAAACGAACGTCGTTTCCAGCGCAAGTACAGCTTCTTTTTCGCTGCTGAAAACATCAACGAGTTCGGGATGAGCCCCGAACGCGCCCCACGTCCACAATTCATTGCCCCGAACATGAAACCGAGGCGCTATCCCATTGGGAGTAGTTGTCATATCAATGTACCCATCCAAATCACGGATGGTTGTCTGTAAAATTTTGCCATCTTCAACGATGAACACCGTCCGATCTAAATCGCTCATTTTGCTTCCCCTTTTCATGTCATGGCGAATTGCCATGAAGCAATTATACATATTACATAAATAATGTAAATATATTTTTTACACTATATAAGTCTTTGATTTTATTATACTATTATTTATATTTTACTTTTTTTATATTATAAATTATAATAAATTTCCGCAAAAAAGGGGAATTTCATGGAATTGTACAAAAAGCTGTCCGAGATTCAAAAGAATCTCGTCGCCCCAAAAGGGCAATGGAACGATTTTTCAAAGTTTCATTACAGGTCATGTGAAGACATCCTGGCGGCTGTGAAGCCGCACCTTGATGGACTGATCCTGACAGTCACGGATGATGTTGTGGCTGTCGGAGATAGGGTCTATGTGAAGGCAACCGCGACGATCAGCAGCGGAAGCCAATCGATCTCTTGCTCCGCTTTCGCTCGAGAAGCATTGGAAAAAAAGGGGATGGACGCAAGTCAGATCACGGGCAGCGCATCGAGTTATGCCAGAAAGTATGCCCTTAACGGTCTTTTTGCAATCGATGACAGCAGAGACGCAGATCACGATTCAGGCAGCGCACAAGAAACCAGCAAATCAGATGTGAAGATTCCAAAAATAATCCCGCTGCTGGAAAAAAACGCGGCGATCAGGGACGTCACAACAGTCCTCGATATCTGGCTGTCGCTGGACGATGCCGCCAAAAAATCAGCATGGGCGGACTTGAGCGAGGATTGCAGAGAGTTCATCAAAGAGGTAAGGGGCAAATAAATGCACATTTACGAATTGACTAATGACGGTATCCTGCCGCGCCATTTTGTCGAAGGCAAAACAGGGTTAAAAAATTCCGGTCTGCGTGATTTTCGGGCAATGCTGGCTGAGGGCAGGATCGTTCGCCCGTCTGTCACCACGATCATGTCAATCTTGGCAAAACCTGGGTTGACAAGTTGGAAAATCGACGAATACCTCAAGGCAGCATTTGAGGTCGAGGCTGACACGCTTGATGACTTCATTCTGCAAAGCAAGATGAAAGCGGAAACCAAAATGGATGCCGCCCCGTCTGCCGGATCGGATTTTCACAAATTGTTGTCAGACTACATCACCAACCGCGAAGGTTACAAACTCGATCCCGATCTTCCCATTGCTGATCGCGTATTTTACGAGATCGAAAACCGCTACGGCTTCAAGCCGGATGATTTCAAGTCGGAACATAATTTTTTGGCAGGGTCTTACGCTGGGCAAGTGGATGCTCACAATTCAGACTTGATCTTGGATTTCAAAACAAAGCAACACGCTAGCAAGTTCAAAAATCTGGTGCAGACCGACCACATAATCCAGCTTGCTGCATATCGTGAAGGTCTGGGATTGCCTTTGGCAACTTGTGCCAACGTTTATGTTTGCCTGGAAAATGGTGAAGTGCAGATCGAACAACATGATGATTCAGAGCTTGAAAGGTGTTTACAAATATTTTACAGTGCAGTACGTCTTTGGTATTTAATAAATAAAGTGGAGATATGAAAATGGCTAAATTTATCGATGTGGACAATAAAAAACTGAGCAGGAAAAATGATCCTGCAACGTCAAAACAGGCGATCAAGACCAAGACCCTGCAACAATGGGTCTATGAGATAATCGCCTCGTATCATAATGGCTGTATTCTCGATCAAGTCCTGACAAGGGCGATCAGGGAACGAGGGCGAATTTCAACCAGCAGCATATCATCGAGATTCTGCGAATTGGAACGGCAGGGATTAATCGAGTACAAGGGAACCAGAAAAGGTCTATCTGGCAGACATCAACGAATTGCGAGGGCAAAATGATGGAAAAGCAATACGATAAAAAGAATAAGGGTGTTCTGTTTATAAATTATAAAAAGAAAACAGAAAAGCATCCAGATTACACCGGTGAGATTTTTATAGGTGATGTAAAAATGCGCCTTGCAGGGTGGCAGAAAAAGAGCGCAAAGGGAGAGGAATATCTGTCCCTGTCGGTCAGTGAATGGCAAGATCAGAATCAAGATCAGCCAAAAAGAAAACAATTTATCGATGATGAAAAAATCCCTTTTTAGGATTATAAAATGATTTCAGACGAACAAGCTGAAAAGGCGAACGATTTTATCCGAGATAGGGGAAAGGATTATGCCAAGGCAAAGGCGGACAGGTTGCACCTTGAGCAATTCAGAAAGACTAAAAAGGCAATGCTATATGTCACACAGGCGGGTGGTACTGTCAGTGACCGCGAGGCTTTTGCCTATTCGCATCCTGATTATGTCAAAATTCTCGACGGTATTAAGGCGGCTGTCGAGATTGAGGAAACGCTACGCTGGCAGATTGAAGCCGCTGCGTTGAAAATCGAGATTTGGCGAACGCAACAAGCAAACCAGCGGAAAGGATTTTAACTTATGAATCGGGGGATTTATGAGCATAAAATATACAATCGGCGTTTTTTGTTTTGTTTTTACAGCGCACACGGGCAATATTAATTTACTGCATTGTGATATGCCAAATAATGTAAATTCATCTTTTTTTACAAGATTAAACGCTGACGATCAGCATCAGATTTCCTGCATTGCTCAAAATATTTATCACGAATCACGCGGCGAGCCGATCAATGGTCAGATTGCGGTTGCCAATGTGACAATGAATCGAGCGGGGAAAGAATCGCCTTGCGAAGTTGTATATAAAAAAATTAATGGCAAGTGTCAGTTTTCATGGGTATGCAACAAAAAACCAGCAGACAACATAAATCGGCAAATAAAATATATCGCCCAGGCTGCGTATACTGGCAAATTAGACGATATAACGGACGGGTCTTTGTATTTCCATGCTGTTTATGTACGCCCCAAATGGCGCAAGGCTATGGATAAGACGATTAAGATCGGAAACCATATTTTTTATAAGCCGAAAATATGAAGTTTACATATAGTCATTTTGATTTACTTCTGGCAGACCCGATCAACCCGCTGTCAGAAAAAAAAGCTACATTTTATATGCTTAAAATTTATCAGGCATTGGATGCGTTCGATACTGAGCTTTATCCTGAATTGCATCACTGGCAGACATTGTCCGATGTTGCAAATATGCTTGAAACTTTAACAAAAGAATTTGAGTTGCTTGAAGATAAGGAAGGCGTGATAAAAGATGGAATTGATGTGCTGTCCAGGGCGTATAAAAGAAAAGAGGCTGGATTGCCGAACACGATTGATTACGACGATCTGACAATGCTACGCCAAATGGTAAATAGTTACTCATATGCAATAGAAACATTGCCGGAGCGCATTATGGTATCTGCACATCGAGCAACCGAAAAAAGAATAAGATCGATTCTAACTGGTAATAAAAAAGACGGGGATATAATTCTATGAATAATGACGCTGATCTGAAAGTTGCGCTCGAACAATGCGAAAGGGCGTATAATAAATATTTACTTGCATATAACAGTTTATGCAATAAAGGTTATTATCCTGTTTATAAAGTTGGAGTTGATGATAAAAATGAGTTTTATTCTGCTGACTGGAAAGCAAAAAAAAGGGAGATTTGAATATGCCTTCGGGTAGACCAAAATTTGAAAAATCAGGCAAAAAAACAAAATATATAATACTTTACGAATTACTTGCCCAACACAAGTCTGGTCTAACTGTTGATGCAATTATGAATATCACTGGCTTCCCAAAAGGTACTATAGATTCATTGTGCAGCAGACTGTTTACCGATAATAAAATAAATAAATTTGGTAATTATGGGTGTAGAAAATACTATGTTAGGGATTAAGATAAATAATGCGGACAAGTGGTTTTCAAAGTGCGCCAGATTAAGAACGCATTATACCTGCGAATACTGCGGCGTTGTTTACAACGAATCATCACAAGGGCTTCATGCTTCCCATTATTTCGGGCGTAAATCTTATTCAACCAGATATGACCCAGACAACATATTTGCCCATTGTTTCAGCTGTCATCAATTCCTGGGCGGCAATCCTGAGATATTCAGGGATTGGGCGCATAAACAATTAGGCTCCGGCAGGATTCAGATATTACGGGAGCGAAATCGAGATATTACAGTTGGTAGAATCGTAAAAAAGAATCTGCCTGAAGTAGAAAAACATTATAAAATGCAATACGAAAATATGTTAAAATTAAAGGCACAAGGCGTAATTACGCGTTTAGAATTTGTAAACTTCATCTGAGGAAATAAAATGAAAATCGCAGAATACCTAAAAAACAATAATATATCTGTAAATCAGTTCGCAGCGTCTGTTGGTGTAGATCGCCAAAATGTTTATAAATGGATCAAGGGCACAGTTCCGCGCAAGAGCGTAATCCAGAAAATTGTAGAAGTTACAAATGGCGATGTAAACATCGGAGATTTTTATGCTGCTGTTCCCGCAATTCAAGAATGACGATTATGGCGTTCAGCAACTAGGATCGATTGATCACGATCAATGCAACGAGATTCTAAAGTTACAGGCAACTGCCGAGCGTCATATCTCTAAAATAAACGATGGCGATTCTGTAATCATAGACCAGCACCGTAATTGCGATATTTATCTGCCAAAAAATGAAATAACAAACCAGATTATCGGCAATGCTGGAATTATCGCTAATAAAAAATATGGCTATGATATTTTCGGGATTATCGAGGAACCGCAGATATTAGAATATGCTGAGGAACAACATTATGACTGGCATATTGATATTGGTATAAATCAATCTTCTAGCAGAAAAATATCAGTTTCAGTCATTCTGAATGACGAATACGAAGGCGGCGAAATGTCCTTTTTTACAAATAAGGAATACAAGTTTTCCTTTTCTAAAGGTACGATTGTAGCCTTCCCGTCATTCATTCCGCACCGTGTTAATCCAGTCACAAGCGGCAAGCGTGTTGCACTAGTTGGATGGATTGCTGGGACACCGTTCAGGTGATTAGGCTACAAACCCATCAATGTATTTTGTTTTGCCATCTACTTTTGCAGCGGTTAAGTTCTGCTTTTTAAGATTAGCTGGATTATAAGAAACATGAACCCAGCCGCTGTCTGGTATTCCAGGCGTGTAGAACTCAAGTATAACCTGTGTATAATCTAGGTTATCAGCAATCCATTGTGCCAGTTCAGCATTAGGAACGCCGTTGATTTCAATATCAGCGGCGCATCCTAATATATGGTCTGAAGTCTTGGAGCCACGGGCAAGCATATTGACTTGCTCGCTTCTGTATCCGCTATTGATTCTGACAGGCTTGCCGTAATGGTCTCGGACGGGCTGCAAAACCTTTTCACACAACAACTTCAGGTTATTTACAACCTCGTCCGAGTCTGGCTTGTTCTCGATGCCACAATCTATAGCCAACTGACTTTTACATAGTTCATCGATAGTAAAATTTTTACTTAGATGCATTTTTCGCGCCCTTCATATCTATAATCTTTTCTAACGTTCTGCCGCCAAAATAAAATGACATGATCAACATCCCCCATTGCCCAAGTAATTCTACATAAGGCGAGTTTACTTCAATTTCAAAGGCAGACATAAAACCGAATACCGTATAAACAAACAAGATAAAAACAAGCGTCATTGGGCGAATGTTTTTACTTAGCCAACTGTCGGATGCCATATCAGCTTTATGCCGGTCGGTCAGATTTTGCTGCTCAAGTTTATACAATTCTGTTTCATTAGCCATTGCAGCTAGTTCGCCATTTTGTGCGAGTTTAGCCAGTTCAAGTTGTGCCGCTGCCTTAGCCTGGGGATCAGGAATAAGTTTATCAACCAGCTTGCCGCCGATGTTTAACAATGCGTCGAGTACCATATTATTTACCTGAATTATTTAATGGATTGGTCAAAATTTCGGTTATTTTCTTTTCAATATCTGATCTTATCAATCTTACATTATTATCTGATTCCTTGAACGCTTCCTGCATCTGCCTTTCCATAGCATATACGTCATCGCGCAATTCACGCTCTGCCGTTGCTAGTTCTGATTCTGTCTTTTTTACAATAGCCGACATTTCAGCATTTCTATCTTCAATAATATCAATATCAGTTCTTAGTCTACTAATATCTTTTTCATTTGCTTCCTTTACTTGCTGGATTTGCTTTGTGACATCTTCTTTTATCAGTGTATAAACAGATTCCATTCTTTTAATTTCGGCTGTTATTGCTGGCGGATCAATACTATTCAGCGCATCCTCAGCCTTCAACAACCTATTGTATAATTCAAAACCAGCCCATAGCGCACCTGATACAGTGCTTAGGATCGGGATGATTAACAATAATTTACTGCCGGTTAATTTTATTCCGCCGTATTCTATGCTGTTATCTTCGCTCATATTGGCTGCTCACTATTTGTTGATGCCTCGAATCAAGCCCCATCATTAATAAATATATCTGCTTGTTGTCTACTGTCGTGTTGTTTTTATAAATATCTTTTGTAACGTACCAATCAGAATTATCAGTCATGTTTATTTTTGAATATTCAGAAAATCCTTTTTTATATCCGATTGTTGCTGTTATTCCTGACTGATCATCGAATCCACCAGAATCAGATAAGGATTCCTGTTGCTTGTCCATATTCTGCTGTATTTGTTCTTCTGACATTTCATCAGCAAGTGACTGTGCTTCGTCTGCCACTTGCTCATCTGTCAATTCTTCGTCTGTTTGTTCTGTTTCTTTATTATCTGATTGTTCATTGTCATCATCGTTTACAGCAAGTATATCTTCTAGGTTATCTTGGTTATTGTCTGCAATTTCCTGTTGCTGAAATATAGTTTCTTTTTCATCTCTATTAGAAACTTCTATATCTAATAATTGCGCTGATTCATCCGTTAATATATTTTCTAGTTCCACATCAGGAATAATATCTTGCACTTCCTCTGATATTGCAGCGTCTATCTGATCGTTGTCTGTGTTGAATAAATCAATTCCTGCGGCTTCTAGTATAAAAACATCAATTGTTGCATCGGGTATATCAATAAAAGAATCATTTTGTATATCTATAATCTGATCTTGCTGCTGGTCTATTGGCGTATCTATTGGCGTATAACCGATTATATCTTCCTGGGATAGCCCTATTGATTCAAAAATATCGTAGCCAGTTTGATCGGGACTATAATTTGTGTCTACTTCAGGAAACCCATCATCTACAAGATCAATATCATTGAATGAATAATCAGGCTCATTAATAGCATATTGTTCTATTGGCGCATCTTCTTCCTGCTGTTCCTGGACGTTGAACCAAATAGATGTGCCGCTTAATTGCTGTATAGGACTGTAATCTGGCTGATTCTGCGAAAATCTATCGAACCATAAACGCTGATCTATTTGCCCATTAGCACCTTGCGAACCTATCAAAAGATTATGATTTAACAGTCTAAGATTCCCATATCGATACTCGTATGAATTATCGTTGTATAAAATAATCTCAAAAGTATTGTTGTTTGACGAATTATAATATTCTGAAATGTCATACCATCCGAATACTGCCTTATCATCGAACGACTTATAAAGCATTTTTGCATAATTATTTATAATTATAAGGTCAGTCCAGAATCCATACATTATAAAATCTTGATACGGTAATTGCTGCGGAATGTATGAATTACAAGCCGAATTAGAAAATGATAAGCATCCGTTTGATGACATTCGTGCGGCATTAAAATCATTATCATAATAGGTAAACGTAAAAGGTAGTTGCACCCATTGCGACACTTGATCGTCGCCTACAGTAAGATTAGTTACTGGCGGATCGTTTCGTATGTCTACTAATTCTTGCCCGTAAGAATTAAAACAGACAATAAATATCAATGCGAATCTGCAAATTCTCTTTCGCATTGTTTTTTACTCTTTTTAATTGCCCCGTTTTGAAAGCTGGACAAGCATTTATTTACCTCTTTATCCATGTAGTCATCGTAATCTGGTCTATCTTTTGGATTATCATCCCATGCCTTAGCTGCTTTTTCGCCTATCATTCCATTGTACGGGCATGGCGTTCCTGCCATTGTCATTGCCTTGAATACTCGCGCATCCTGGCAAAGTATGCTGACAGATGCAACGCGCATACCCGCATCATATAAAACCTTAGCAAGTTTTATTCTTTCGCAGTTTTGATCTGTTATAGACGCGCCTGATGATATTCCAAGAATCTGTGTCTGCAATGCCGCTGATACGCCAGTGCTGCATAAGTCCTGACTGTAAGAGCTTCCAATACTGGGCGCGGTTGCGCTAGGTGGCGGTGCTATGCTCTTTTGCTTGATGTATTGATCTGATCCAGAATATGACTGATTGATGTTAAAATTTTTATTCTCAGTCGATACATTAGAATCAGAAACAGATTCTGATACGCTTGTATTAATATTTGTATTTGTTGCGTTTGTTTCTACGTTTGAATTTATATCAGACGTATTTATATTGGTGCTGTTACTTGTAGTCGTGCTGTTCGTTGTATTGTTATTAGTATTTACGTTAGTATTAGTATTTATATTGGTATTAGTATTTATATTGGTATTGGTACTCGTATTTGTATTTACTGACGAGCTTGTTTCGCAGTATTCTGTGCCTATTGCACAAGTTCCTGTCTGTTGCGCCTGTATCTCTGCTGAGAGGGCAAAAAATAATAATATATAAAATATCATTTTTTCACCTCGATTAAGTCATTAAATTCTTTTCTGGCTCTTATATCATCAAATACAGTATCAGATATTAGTCCAGCAATCGTTGCTAATCTGCGTAGTTCACTATTCCCTTTTTCGGTTAATTTTTTATCTTTATAGAATCCATCTTGCGTCAATTTATCTTGTATATTTTCTTTAGGCTCTTTTCCAGTTATAACACACAGCAGGGAACAGAATCTATTAAACTGATTTTTTGACAGCTTAGACATCAGACCGATTCTGTTGCGCTAAATGAAATAGAAAAAAGTCCGGTTTCATTAGCTTGCCAAGCGATATTATTATCATTTAACCTGAATACCGCTTTAGTATTAGAATAAGTTACAGAATCATTATCTGACAATGCAGACTTCAATGGCGGTTCGATTGTTATTGTCGATTGCCCTGAAGCGTTACTATTTGCGTTTGCAACAACGATATGTAATTTACTTGATGAGCCTGATCCAAATTGTAAATAATCGCCTTTCTTAAAAACATTGTTTGTTGACAAGGCAAATCCGTCCATTGCTATGGACGTTGCGCCTATACTGTGCGCTCCATTAACTAAAATCGTCCCAGACGCAACGCCTTGTATTGTTTTACAGTCCTGATCGCCTGCCAAAAAAGTACCATATCTGCCATTCAATTCAGATAAAAAAGACATCCATTCGGATGCCCTTTGCCTATTCATTAAAGGAAGATTATAAACAGCTCTCCACAATGCCAGACTGTTTAGATAGGTCTGCTGCTGACCTGTAAATGGAGATACAGTTAAACCAACAGAGCGAACAAGCCCAAACTCGCTTGTTTTTATTCCTACATTCGTCGGCATTGTAAGTGGATAGGACGGCATTATACTGTTCTCAGTTTTCTATTATTTATTGCTGCGAGAGTTTCTAATTTTATCTGCGGCAATAATGAATACATTTCTGCCCTGACAGTTTGAGCAACGCCAGCAGATATATTTATGTTTTGATTTACGACAACATTACCGCCAGGCATTGATTTCATGCCGGCATTGTTGACAATTCTTCCTGGCGTATTAGGTACAAATAATTCAGCGCCACGCTCGCCTACCATATACGGAAGATTAGGCGATACACTGCCACCGCCTGCCCTGCCTAGATTTATGTTGGATGTAAAATAATCCATCGTTTGTCTCTGCAATACGGAGGTATTCAATGAACTACCAAGAGGAAAGCCGCCGGGTACAATCTGACCGCCTATATTGCCTATAAAGTTACCTAGCAATGCGGCAATGGGTGCTGATATTTGTTGTCGCAGCGTCATTCTTATAATGTCATTCAAGATTGAATTAGCCATATCTCTGAATGATTCTTTGACTGATTTTGTTCCGTTGATAAGATTAAGCATTGAATCTTCCAGAGTTCCAATGCCTGACATAGAAAGGCTGATCAAATTAGCCTTCAAGCTGGCAGCCGCAACTGCAAAATTGTCTAATTCATTTTTTTCGCGCGGAATTACAGCAGACAGCGCATCTTCTATTGCTGTTGTGTTTAGCCTTTTTCTGGGTATAAATTCTGATTTACTTATAAACTCAAGCGGAGTACTTAATTCTTTGAGTTTTTTCTTTAAATAATCAGATGCCCTTGCATATTCATCTGCAGATAATGCTCCTTTGACTTGTTCAATATTAAGCACCCTCATTGACTTGGCTAAGTCTCGACGCATTAACTCAGCGTCAGTTAGACCAAGCTCTTTATAGTATTTTATTTCCTCTGCAAATAAATCATTGTATCTTTTCTTAGGAATTAAAGCCTTGTCGATCTCTTTTAATTCTTGCATTACAGCTTCTTTATGCTTCTTTTTTGCTTCAGTTCCTTCATTTTGCTGATCAACATCTGCCCTCAGCAAAACTATCTCTGCATTTTTTGCTTTCAACAAGTCCCGTAAATTAATGACAAGACCAGAATACTTTCCGCCAGCGTCAGCAACTGCAACATTTAATTCTTCTTGTAATTCATTCCTGCGCTCTATTGCTTTATTTAATTCATCTTGAGCATTATATTCTTTTCCTACTGAATCTAGGATTCTTGCTTGTAGTTGAATGTAGCTAGATAACAGATTGATTGTGAAAGCTAATGCCTTTCCAAGACCTGATTCGCCCAATTCATTTATAAGTAGTTTTACACTATCAATAAGATTGTCAAATGACCCTGCAACTGTATCAGCCTGTCTTGCTGCGGCATCAGCATATTGAACATTACCTATGGATTGCAGATATTTAGATATGTTTTCAGAGCTATCCCTTACTGTTGTTGTAACGCCTTTATATATTAACTCGATGTTTCCTTTTTCTTTTTTAGCTACAATTCCAAATTGTTTTAATCCTTCCATCTCGCCAAGTATTGCTTTTGATGCCGCTTCACTTACCTGCGATAAGTCTTTTCCAGTAGCCGCTGCTATATTCGCAAATGCTGTCAATGTTTCTTTTGTTGGATCAATTCCGCGTGATTTTAATTTAATATAGGATTCGCTTATTTCATCTATCGAAAAAGGTGTTTCTAATGCTAATTTTTCGATAAGGTCAAATGCTGCTGATGCTGATTGTGCAGAGCCAGTTACGGACACTAAAGATGTTTGTAGTTTTTCAAACGATGATACTACATTTACAATTTGCTTTACTGTTTGAATACTAAAATATGCTAATGCAGTTGCTCCTAGTCTTTTGAATGCCGAGCCGATAAATGATGTCTGCTTATCGACAGACTTTGAAAAGTTATCTAATTCTTTTTGAGTTTTGACAAGATCAGCCTTCAAGCCTTGCATATCAGCTTGAATTTTTATGATCAAAGTGTCTATTGTTTCGCTTGCCATTAGTCGGGATACAGCTCCATTAATTCATTTAACTCTGCTCTTGTTAATGGATTATTTTTAACTGGCGAATTAAATTCCATGAATCCATCCAGTGCAAAAATAAATTCTTTTAATGACATATTCCAGAATTGATCTGGTTGTATGCCCATAATTCCTATCCCGATACTTATGTACCGCTGCCAGGGTATTTCATCAACTGGGCTGCCCTGGCTTATTCTTTTCCCTTTTCGCCCGTATCTAATGCGATAGTAATGAGATCGCCAGTTAACTTCATACAATTAACAATACCTTCTTCCCATATTGCAATATTAACATCTGATGATGTTAAATTATTGCCGCCTGACCTTATCGCATAAGTCAAAATAGTGCTTATTTCACTGACTGTTAAATCACCCTGCGATAATTTTTGAGCGATTTTTATGATCGAGCATCCGACAGAACTCTCGATCTTAGCTATCCCGTCAAGCGTCAGTTTTACTGGATAGCTCTTTCCT